AAAGAGAAGAAGGTCTGCATCACCGAGGACTGGACCCCTCCGCCGGTGTCCGAGCTCCCGGCGAAGGTGCGGGCGCTGGTGAGCACCTGGCCGAGCGGAGCCTATCAGGCCGTTTGCGAGACGTTCCGGCTCCACTACCTCGCCGAGGACCGACAGCGCACCCCGGCCCAGTGGCTGGCGCGGCTGGGCGCCTGGCTGACGGCCGATCACGCAAAGGTGCTCCGCGACGCCAAGGCCGGCGTCAGCTTCGCCGCGCTGGCGCCGGTGCAGGCCGGCACAGCCGTCGCCAAGCGCCCCCCGACCGCGCCGCCGGACTGCAAGGACGACGAGGACGAGCGCTCCGGGGCGGTGCACGCCGCGCTGCAAGCCAGCGAGGGCGAAGCGAACTGGCGGGCGTGGTTGCAGCCCTGCGCCATCCTGATCAGCGGAGGCGATACCCAGCCGAGCGTGACCGTCGTCACCACCAGCGACTTCCTGCGCGACGCCGTGCAGAGCCGGTTCGAACAAGCCATCCGCACCGCCGCGCGCACCGCCTTCGGCAAGACTCCAGGCTGGGTTCGCTTCGACGCCCAGCGGCCCGCCGCCATCGCGAGGACCGGCACCGATGGCTAACCGGTCCTACCAGCGCAACCTCTCGCCGGCGCTGCTCGTCACGAACGGAGATGGGACCGTCGCCCGCGTCGAGTGCGCCGCGCCCGGATGCAGCACGGCCGATCAGTGGCGCATCAACGGCCGCCTGCCGCCAGCCGGAATCGTGAAGACCCATTTCACCCGCCGCGGCTGGGAGATCAGCCGCAAAGCCACCTGCCCAGCCTGCCAGAGGAAACCGAAGATGGCCGACATCTCTCACGCGAAGCCGATCCTGCATATCGCGACCACCGACGCTGCGAAGAGCGAAGCCGCCCGCAAGGCGCGCCGTCTCGTCTATCAGGCGCTCGAGGATCGGTATGACGACGTGAAGAAGCGCTATCGCCCGACCTACAGCGACAAGACGGTCGCGAAGGAATGCGACGTCGCCGAAGCCTTCGTGAAGCAGATCCGCGAAGAGGATTTCGGGCCGCTGTCGGTGCCGGACGAGGTGCAGGCACTGCGTGACGAGGCTGCGCTGGCGATGAAGGCGGCCGCCGACCTCACCAAGCGGCTCGACGCGCTCTGCCTGCGTAACGGCTGGGTCGCATGATGGAGCTGGTGCTCAGGTTCTGCACGGATTGCGCCCACAGCATCCCCAGCCGCGGGCACTTCCCGGTGTACTGCAGCCGCCCGCTACCGGGTGGCCGTGTCGATCTCGTTACGGGCCGGGAAGCCCGGATCTACGCCAGCGCATCGTCAGAGCGCCGAAACACGAAGACCATCTTGGGCCGCGAACGCTGCGGGCCGATGGCTAAGTTCTTCACTGCGTGCCAGCCGCCTTCCGGTGGACCGGCACCGCGTCCGTTCAGGGGTTGAGAATGACCGAATGGTGCATCCTGCGCACGACGCCGGGCAGCACGATCGCGCTGGCGGCGGCTCTGGCAGAGGCGGGTTTCACGGTGTGGACGCCGATCGCGAAACGGCTGCGAACTGACAGCCAGCCGAAGAATTTGGATTCAGTGCCGCTTGTGAAGCCGCGGTTCAAGAAGGACGACGAGATTACCCTCCCGGTTGTGCCTACCTATGTCTTCGCCAGCTATGATCGCGTTGCCGACCTCCTGCGGCTGGCTGACGCGCCGTCACTTACCTATCGGGTGTGGGACAAGGACGAGCGCCGGTTTGTCGTGCGCGGACGGCCGCACTTCATCGTCTTCAGGACCGGGGACATCGTGCCTCGCGTGCCAGATCTTCAGCTCGGCCCACTGCGCGAGGAGGAGCTGCTCGCCGCCGAGCGTTCGGCGAACCGAGCGCGGCGAAAGCGCGGCAAACGCGGGCATGCTGGAAAACAGTTCAATGTCGGTACGCAGGTGCGCGCGCCGGAAGGTCCATACGCGGGCCTCGACGGTCAGGTGATCCCTGGGAGGCGCGCCGCCACGGTGCGCGTCGCCTTCGCTGGTGGCGCCGTCGAGGTGGAAATCGCGCCTTGGCTTCTCGAGGAGATTCCGGTAGATCGAGAGGACATCAGCGCCATAGCGGCGTGACGCCAGAGCAAGCTCCCTACGGGTCGAGACGCATGGTGGAAGCAGGGCACCGCGAGGCTGGCCCTGCTGCGCAATGAGCGCAACCCTTCTGCTCTTGGAGATCATCATGACCACCACCGTCACCGTGACGACGCACGCCTGGCCCGTCGAGGTCACCATCACCGACGACTACGATCTCTCGACCGATCGCCATGTGTACCACGCCGAGACCAGCATCGTGCCGCCCGACAGCAAGCAGGACTTCTACCTGACGAGCACGCGGTCGATTAGCTATCGCGAGATGCCGATCCCGCACGTCGAGGGCATGGCCGCAGCGGGCTGATGCCCAGCCGCCCGCCGGGGCTGAAGGCCAAGCCGAAGAAGCCGGCCCATCGGTGGGATCGCAAGCAGACCACCACCGAGCGCGGCTATGGATGGCGGCACCAGCAGATGCGGGAGGTCGTGCTGCGCGAGGAGCCGCTCTGCCAAGCCTGCCTCGCCGCCGAACCCAAGCGCTACACGCAGAGCGCCATCGCCGATCACATCACCCCGCTGGCCGAGGGCGGCACCAGCGACCGGGGCAACTACCAAGGCCTGTGCCAACCCTGCTCGGACGCGAAGACGGCCGCCGAGGCCCGCCGCGCCCACCGACGTTCACCCAGAGGCCCGCGAACCTGAACGACCCGGCGCCCAAGGGGGGGGCGGGTCGAAAGTCCAGGGCCGCGGGCTCCCTGACCGGTGTGTCTCTCAAATTTTTGCGCGCGCGAATTAAACTTTCGGATGCAATTAAATTTCTGGAGCGATCCATGAAGCCAGGTCGCAAGGCCGAGCCGCCGGCGACCAAGGGGGCCCGCGGCACGCTGAAACCCTACCGTGACGACGGCCGCACCGAACTGCTGGTGCCCGGATCGCCCCCGGCCCAGCCCGACTATCTGACCGCCGAGGCGATCGACGTCTGGCAAGAGGAGATCGGCCGCGTGATGGCGGCTGGTGTCGCTGAGATCGATAGCTCGCTGTTCGCGCGATACTGTTCACTGGAAGCACTCGTGCGCCAGGCGTTCAACGCCGGCGGCGAGCCTCCCCCGGCCGCATACCTCACCGTACTTCGCCAGTACGCGGAGTTGCTCGGAATCGCTGGCCGAAAAAGCCGTGTAGGCAAGGTGGCCGATGACGCGATCAAGAGCAGGAACCCGTTCAAGAAAATCGGCACCGGCCGCCGCTGACGACCACGCGGCGATCGCGCTGGCCTATGCGAAGGCTGCCGTCGCGGACAGGAAACAGCGGCGCCACTGCAAATGGGTGCGGCTTGCGGCGCAGCGCCACCTCGACGACCTGAAGCGGAGCCGGAGGAAAGACTGGCCCTACAGGTTCGACACCAACCACGCGAACGACGTCTGCGAGTTCACCGAGCTCCTGCCTCACGTTGAGGGTGTCTGGGACGAACCGAATATCCGGCTCGAGCCCTTTCAGATTTTCATCCTCGCCTGCGTGTTCGGCTGGCGCCGCAAGGACAACGGGCATCGCCGGTTCACCGTCGTGTACGAGGAAGTGGCCCGCAAGAACGCGAAGTCGACGAAGACGGCCGCCGTGTCGCTCTACTGCCTCGCCTGCGAGGACGAGCCCGGCGCCCAGGTGCTGACTGCTGCCACGACGTTTGACCAGGCGAAGAAGGTTTTCCACCCGGCCAAGCGCATGGTCGAGAAGCTGCCCGACCTGCAGGAAGCATACGGGCTGGAGCCCTGGGCGAAGTCGATCACCTGCGGAGACAACGGCGGCTACATGCAGCCGATCCACTCGAAGTCGAAAACACAGGACGGCCACAACCCGCACCTCGTCACGATGGACGAGCTGCACGCCCATGCCGATCGCGGGCTCTACGACGTGATGCGCTCGGCTTTCGGCGCGCGCCGAAATCCGCTGCTCTGGCAGATCACGACGGCCGGCTTCAATCTCCACGGCGTCTGCTACGACCAGCGCAGGCTGGCGACCAAGATCCTCGAGCAGGCGGTGGAGGCCGAACACTTCTTCGCGATCATCTTCACGATCGATTCCGCCGATGACTATGGCGACGGTCGAACGGTCGGCGATGATCCCTACGACCCGGCCGTCTGGATCAAGGCCAACCCGCTGATGGAAGCATCGCAGCCGCTGCGCGACGAGGTCGCGAAGGCGGCGATCGAGGCGAAGGTCGGCGACGAAGGTGAGTTCAAGACCAAGCACCTCAACCTCTGGCTGGGCGCCGCCAGCACCTGGCTCAACGTGCAGCAGTGGATCGCATGCGGCGATCCCACCCTGCGCCTCTCCGACTTCCGCGGCCTCGAATGCTTCATCGGCACCGACCTTTCGGACAAGGACGACATCACCGCGATCGCCCTCGCCGCAATCGATGCCGATGGCCGGTTGCTGCTGAAGACATGGTTCTACCTGCCCGAGGCCGCGCTCTCGCGAACCTCGCAGAGCGAGAAGGATCAGGTCGCGCTCTACAAGCAGTGGAAGGCCGCCGGGAAGCTGATCACCACGCCGGGCGACTTCATCGACCACCGCGTGATCGCGCGGAAGATCAGCAAGCTGAAGAAGGCGCTGGGCGTGAAGAAGGCGACCGGGGATCAGTATGTCTGGCCCGTCGTCGCATCGGGTCTCAACGAAGAGCACGACGATGGCGATGGGTTCGCGGTCGTCCTGCCGAAGAACGCGAAGAACGTCACGACGCCGGCCAAGGAATTGGAGGCGCGCGTGAAAGCCGGGCCCCATCAGCTCCGGCATGATGCCAATCCCGTCATGGCCTGGATGGCCGGCAATGCGGTTGTCGATCGCCGTGTGGACGGCTCGATCCTGCCGAAGAAGGAGAAGCCGATGTCGCCCCAGAAGATCGACGGCATCGACGCGGCCGTGAACGCTATCGCGCCCATGACGCTGGTCCCTGAAGATGAGGGCACCGATCTCGGCAGCTTCCTTTCGGCGCCGGTCACAGCCTGATGGCCTGGTGGAACTTTTGGCGGGAACGCCCTGTAGGCGTGCAGCCTGCCGACGATGGTTTCTGGCAAGCGTTCTACGGCCAGGAGAACTTCGCTGGCGAGCACATTGACGCGCACGGCGCGATGCAGCTCTCGGCTTGGTGGTCGGGTGTCCGCCTCATTTCGGAGACAGTCGCAACGCTGCCGATCGGCATCTACGAGCGCGCGGCGAACGGCGACAAAAGGGCGGTATCGTCGCACCCACTGTACGGCATCCTTCACGACAGCCCCAACGCTGACCAGACGGCGGTGGAATTCTGGGAAGGGCGGATGCTCGGCCTCTGCGGCAGCGGCAACGGCTACGCCGAGAAGGTAGAGGGCGCTGGCGGCCGGCTGATCTCGCTCGAGCGGATGCCGGCTGACACGATTGTCAGCCGCACCGAGGCCGGCGCGCTGCGCTACAAGTTCATCGATCGCGGCAAGGAAGAAACGCTCCCCGAGGAGAAAGTCTTTCACATCCGAGGCTTCGGCGACGGCGATGTCGGAATGTCGCCGGTGTCGTATGCGCGGAACACCTTGGGCCTCGCGAAGGCAACCGATCGACACGCAGGACAGACGTTCGCGAAGGGTGGACGAGCCAAGGGCTTCTTCGTCATGCCCCCAACTGCGAAGCCGCTGACGCCAGACCAGAAGACCGACGCCAAGAAGAACCTGGTCGATGCCAATGCCGGGCCGAACGCGCCTTGGGCGGGTATCCTTGAGGGCGGCGTCAACTTCCAGAACGTCACCATGTCCTCGCGCGATGCTGAGCTGATCCTGTCGCGCCGGTTCAACGTTGAAGACATCTGCCGCTGGCTTCGAATTCCGCCGATCCTAATCGGCCACTCTGCCGAAGGGCAGACGATGTGGGGGACCGGCGTCGAGCAGATCATCCTCTCGTGGCTGATGACTGGCCTGCGCACCTATCTTGTGCGCGTTGAGCAGGCCATGAAGAAGCGCCTGCTGTCGCCGGCCGATCGTGCGCGGGGATTGTTCGTCGAGTTCGCCGTCGAAGGCATGCTCCGGGCTGACAGTGCCGCCCGCGCCGAACTGATGTCGAAGATGGTCCAGAACGCCGCGCTCATGCCGAATGAGTGGCGCCGCAAGGAAAACCTGCCCGCTGTCGAGGGCGGCGATCAGCTGTTCATCAACTCCACCTTGGTCCCGATTACGCAGGCCGGTCAGCCGCGCGCCACTGCCGCAGCCGCCGCCGTTCCGGAGGATACCCAATGAGCCTTCGCTCGCTCCCCGACATTCAGATCGCGCCGCCCAAGGCCGAGATCAGCTTCGACCTGCCGGCGCGTGCGCTAGACGCATGGGAACCGCTCGCCGCGGCGACGACCGACAAAGACGTCATCACGATCTTCGACCCCATCGGCGAGACCTGGGACGGTCGCGGTGTCACGGTCAACCGTATCTCTGCCGCGCTTCGGTCGATCGGCGAGAAGCCGGTCACGGTCCAGATCAACAGCCCCGGCGGAAACTTCTTCGACGGCCTTGCGATCTACAACATGTTGCGGGCGCACCCTCGCGCGGTCACCGTGCAAGTCATCGGCATTGCCGCGTCAGCTGCCTCGGTGATCGCCATGGCCGGCGACGAGATCCAGATCGCGAAGGCGGGCCTGATGATGGTCCACAACGCGCAGTGGATCGCTGTCGGTGATCGGCATGCGATGCAGGAGGCGCACGACATCATGGTCACGTTCGACGAGGCGATGACCTCGCTCTACGTCGACCGCACTGCCCTGCGGCCAGAAGAGATTGCGGCGATGATGGACGCCACGACGTTCATGTCGGGCCCGGAAGCGATCGAAAAGGGCTTCGCGACCGAACTTCTCGAAGCCGACGAGACGGCGACCACCACGCGTGCGGTCGCAGAGACCTCGCCGCTGTACCGTCTCGATGCCGCGCTGGCGAAGTTGGGCGCAAGCCGGACTGAACGCCGCAAGCTGATCAAGGAAATCGCTGCTGGCATGCCGAGCGCTGCCGCCGATGAACACGACATGCCGGGCGCTGTCGAACCCGCCGTCCCAGGCGGCACAGTTGGGCTCAGCCTCGCGCTGGCCCGCCTCAAGCTCACCCGAGCATAGCGCCTTAGAAAGGGCACCTTCCAATGTCGGACAAAGAAACCGCGACCCTCCTGAAGGAGGTGTCGGCCGAACTCGTGCGCGTCAGCGAAGACTTCACCAAGAAGGCTGACGAGGCACTGACCGAGGTCAAGAACTTCGGCAAGCTGACCGAAGAGACCAAGGCTACCGTCGATGAAATGGCGACCAAGCAGACTGGCCTCACCGGCCAGGTCGAAGAGCTGAAGGCCCAGCTTGGCGAAATCGAGCAGCGCTCGGTCCGCCGCGGTGGCCAGGTCGGCGCCGAGCGCGTCAAGAGCATCGGCAACCAGCTGATCAGCGACCCGGAGAAGATCAAGGCTTTCGCCGCTTCGCTCCAGGGTGGCCAGCGCCTCAACGTTTCGGTCAGCGACGTGCAGAACGCCCTGCTCAGCAGCGGCGTTGCCGAGGGCGTCGTCGAGCCGCAGCGCCTGCCCGGCATCGACACGATGCCCAAGCAGCGACTGTTCATCCGCGATCTGATTGCGCCGGGCCGCACTGGCTCGCCCGCGATCTTCTGGGTGCAGCAGACCGGCTTCGTGAACAGCGCGGCGGTCGTCGCGGAAGGCACGAAGAAGCCGGAGTCGACCATCAGCTTCGCCACGAAGATCACGCCGGTCGCCACGATCGCGCACCTCTTCAAGGCGTCGAAGCAGATCCTCGACGACTTCGCGCAGCTGCAATCCACGGTCGATGCCGAAATGCGCTACGGCCTGAAGTTCGCCGAGGAGCAGGAAATCCTGTTCGGCGACGGCACCGGCGTGCATCTCGAAGGCATCGTTCCCCAGGCGGAGTCTTTCGCCCCCGCGTTCACGGTCACCGACCAGACGCCGATCGACGACCTGCGCCTGGCGATCCTGCAGTCGCAGCTGGCCCGCCTGCCGGCGGACGGCTTCGTGCTGCACTTCATCGACTGGGCGAAGATCGAGCTGACCAAGGATTCGACCGGGCAGTACATCCTGGCCAATCCGCTGCGTCTCGCTGGCCCGACCCTGTGGGGCCTGCCGGTGGTTTCGACCGAGGTGCCGGAGTTCGAAGGCGAGTTCCTCACCGGTCCGTTCAAGACCGGTGCCCAGCTGTTCGACCGCGAAGACGCCAACGTCGTGATCTCGACCGAGAACAACGACGACTTCGAGAAGAACATGATCACCATCCGTTGCGAGGAGCGCGTCGCGCTCGCGGTGAAGCGGCCGGAAGGCTTCGTTACCGGCTCCTTCAGCTCGTAATCCCAACCGGTCCGGCTTCGGTCGGGCCGGTCACCCGGGAGGTGAACCATGAAAATCCGTGCGCTGCGGACCATCCGCACCGACGTGGGCAATGTTCGGCGCGGTGAAGCCACCGAGAAGCTGAGCGATGCCGCTGCGAAATCGCTGATCAAGCGCGGCCTGGCCGAACTGGTCGACGATGAGCCGAAGGCCGAGGCCCCGCCGAAGCCGAAGACCCCTGCAAAACCGAAGGGCGCGAAATCCTCGCCCGAAACCGGCGCCAAGGCGCCCGAAGGAGACTGACCATGCGTCGCATCAGCGTCCAAATCACCACCATCGCCGAC